GCACTGAACAAAGTTGAAGAAGACTTTGGATCAGAAGTCGCAAAAAACATTTCTGACATTACTGTCAAGGTCTCAGAGAATAAGTACAAGGATGCAGATCCTCGTATACAACTTATTCTTGAGGAATCTCGAACAGTTGAGGCTAAAGGTCCTGATTATTATATCAGTGTCGAGGAGAAGCCTCATGACTGAAAAAGATATGGAAAACATATTAGAAGCGTTAGGGGAGGCATCTTTTGCAGGACTGTTTAAGTTTGTCAAAGAGTACAAAATGAAAAAGATCATTGAAGTTGCTCATGTATTTGACAAAGATAAATTTAATCCTGGTACTGACCTCCCCACTGTTCGGATTACTATTGAGCCCGTTCAAGATAATAAAATAAACAAAGACTACGAAGACTTTAAAAGAAAACAATTAAATTAGAGAGGAACTACAATGAAGATAATAAATGCGTCGGAACGACTAAAAGAAACTAAAGGAGCAAAGATTGTCATAGCAGGTGAAAGCGGTGTTGGTAAAACAAGTCTTTTATTTACACTACCAGCTGAAGAGACATTATTTATGGACTTAGAGGCAGGTGACATTGCACTAAGCGAGTGGGGTGGTGACACCATACGACCAGAGACATGGGAAGAAGCTAGAAACTTCGCCTGTTACTTTGGTGGCCCTAACGCAAGTTTAAGCCCTGATATGCCATACTCACAAGCACACTATGATCACCTTGTAAAAGAATGGGGTGACCCAGCTAGTATCCATGCAAAGTATAAAACTTTGTTTGTTGATTCTATAACAGTAGCAGGTCGATTAAGTTTTAGATGGTGTAAGCAGCAAGATGAAGTGCTCACTGATAAGACTAAGAAAATCAACATGCTTGCAGTTTATGGATTGCACGGCAGAGAAATGCTTGATTGGTTAACACAACTACAACATGTCAGAGATAAGAATGTTGTGTTGGTTGGCATCTTAGATGAAAACACAGATGAGTTTAATCAGAAAATATTTAAAATCCAAGTAGAAGGATCCAAAGTTGGTAACGAACTACCTGGAATTGTTGATGAACTTATTACAATGAGAATCAATCGTGATGAGACAGGTAACTCATGGCGTGAATTTGTATGTCTTACAGACAACCCAGAAGGGTTTCCTGCTAAAGACAGAAGCGGAAAATTAAACACTGTTGAAGAACCGCATTTAGGTAAGTTGCTTGCTAAGTTAGTAGCACCTAAAACAAAAACTACAGCAGAAATACTTAAACACGATATACCAAACGTACAAATATTAACAAATAGCAAGGAGACAACATAATGTTAAACTTTAATGAAGCAGACGAACAATACGCAGGAACAGGATCAACAGACTTTTCACCAATGCCAGAAGGTACAATTGTAGATGTACTTCTAACAATTAGACCAGGCGGTGCAGGTGATGGTGGTCTTTTAAAACAATCTCAGAGATCTGATGCCCAATATTTAGATTGTGAATTTACCGTAATAAACGGAGAGTTTGCGAAACGTAAATTTTGGACAAACCTTACAGTCATGGGCGGTAGCTTAGACGATAACGGTAGAAGTAAAGCAGGTAATATCTCAATGAGAACAATTCGTGCAATGCTTGAGTCTTGTTATAATATTGAGCCAAGGGATATGAGTGAAGAAGCTAAGGCCGTAAGAGTACTTTCTTCTTATGGTGATCTCAACAATCTTATTTTTAAGACAAGCGTTGGTACTGAAGAGTACAACGAAAAAGTAAGCAACAAGCTTGACCGAATAATAGTTCCGGGCATGCCTGAATATAAACAACCATTAGGTCCAGACGGTTTAATTAGAAGCCCCAAACCTTCTAGTGCCCCTGTACAAGCCACTGCCACTGCAACCCCCGTTGCGGCAACTGGTGCTGTAGCTGAAGCTCCGCAAGCTCCTGCCAACAGTTCAGGGAAACCATCATGGGCGTAAAGACAGTAGGTATTTTATCATTTCACCTACCCAAATAAGGCTTGTGGGAGAGCCTTGCTGTCTAAATCTCCCACAAAAATTTAGGAGTGTTCTTTGTTGTATTGTTGGAAACCATTATCAAAAGAACAATCAAACATAATAAAGAAATTAGGAAAGAGGAGAATTTGTGGATTATGTAATCATGTCGGGGCCAATCCTTTTATTTATAGTTATAATTCGATTGGTAGAGATAATATTTTAAATTACTTTGGGTGCATGCAAGCACTTGATTTTATTAACAAACAGACTGAAAAGGGAACCAAGATGTATACAGGAACAGAACCAGAAACAAAAGCCGTACAAGATACTATAAAAGATATTGTGCCAACTTTTGAAGCTATAGGTTGGGAAACTAAAATAGCAGAAATATCACCAAACCAAATATTTGATTTAGTAACAACGCTTTTAGTTGCTTATAAAAAAAGATTGCATGAAAGAATAGTAGAAGACGTAAGACAAACATCGGCTGCAAATTATGGAACAGAAGATTTTAAAGGAACTTTAAAGGAAGAACCACCAAAAAATAAGAAATATACAGAAGAGGAGCTTTGGGACGACCCCATTCCTTTTTAGTATGATAGATCTTAATCCACCTATAAACAATGGAGATGTCAGTGATGTGGTTTTACCACATATTGATAAAGCTCTTGTTCTTGAGAATCAAAAAGAACCTAAACGAACATATCTTGGAGCTTCGTCTCTTGGAGAATCATGTAAACGAAAACTACAGTATCGTTATATGCAAACTCCGCCAGATGAAGGCAAAGATTTTAATGGAAGAACATTAAGAATATTTCAAGTTGGTCACAACTTTGAAGACTTAGCCATTGCATGGTTAATAAAAGCTAAATTTAATTTACTTACACAAGATAAGCAAGGTCGTCAATTTGGCTTTGACACAGCAGACGGAGAGATTAAAGGCCATGTTGATGGTATCATTACAGATGGTCCTGTTGATTGGTCGTATCCATTTTTATGGGAATGTAAATCAGCTAACGATAAGAAATGGAATGAGTTTAAAAAGAAAGGAACTAAAGAAACTAACCAAGTGTATTACGCACAGGTAGTATTGTATCAGACTTATATGGGTTTAATGGATAACCCAGCATTGTTTACAGTTGTAAATAAAAACACGCAAGAGATATATTTTGAAAAAATACCTTTTGATGCTAAAGTTGCCCAAAGGGTGTCGGACGCAGCGGTTTATATTTTAAAAGCAACAAGCAATAACGAGATGATGCCGAGGGTAGCAGCAAAAGCTGATAGCTTTTTATGTAGATTTTGTGAATTTAAGAGTAGATGTTGGGATATAAAAAATGATAAAGAACAACAATCTGGACTTCAACCAAGCTGGAAATGATATTCCGTCGCAATTTGATGTAACAGATTTTAAAACAAGGGCTAGAGGATCACTTAAAAGTATATTTGGATACATGTTTCCAAACGGACGACTAAGGGGTAACGAGTTTGTAATAGGAAACTTAGACGGATCTCCGGGAGATTCTTGCTCATTTAATTTAGATAAAGACGGACTAGGTAGTGAGTTTAACGGCGGTAATTCATTCAGTGATTTTATTGATGTATGGTCTTACTCTCAAAATATTTCATTCCAAGACTCTGTAAAAGAAATATCAGAAAGATTTGGTATACCATTACAACAAACTTATGTAGCTCCTGCGGAGCCGGTATATAAACCAGAGCCCAAGCAAGAAAAAGTTATAGAGCACAAGTATCTTGATAAGGATAATAACTTATTATGCAGTGTACTTCGTATTGAGTATGACAACGGAGACAAAACTTTTAGACCCAGGCTAACAACAGGCGAGTACAAAATGCCAATCGTTAGACCTCTGTACAACATTCCAAAGATAGTAAACGAAGACACTGTAGTCTTTGTAGAAGGAGAGAAGTGTGTAGACGCACTAACATCGAAGAACATTCCATCAGCGAGTGCGATGGGTGGTTCAAACACCTCCATGGAGAAAACGGATTGGAGCGTCTTAGAGGGCAAGAATTTAATTATATGGCCAGACAATGACGAAGCGGGAAAGAAGTACGCTACGAAGCTCTCTCACTTTCTAAACAACAAATGTGCATCAATTAAAGTCGTTGATATTCCAGACCAAAAACCAAGAGGTTGGGATGTCGCTGATGCAATAGAAGAAAATTTTGACATTAACGAGGTATTAAACACTGAGGGCACAGCTCCTATTAATTTGTTAAATAACTCTTTATCTGTTAAAAATTTAGTTCAAGGCAAAGCCCCAGCTTATGAATATTTGTTGGAGTCTACTTTACCTAAAGGAGTTGCAGGTATACTTGCTGCTTCTGGTGACACAGGTAAAGGAATTTTGACTCTCGACTTGGGCATGAAGATAGCATACGGCAATGTCGGAATTGACAAAGCTTTCGATGCTACATTACTTGATAACGGCAATGTCGTTATCTTAACAGCAGAGGATGAAAAAGATGAAATACATAGACGTATTGAAAAGTTGGATAAAAACGGGCATAGATTTAGGGAAACAGGGTGTGACTTACACATTATCCCTTTCCCAGACCACGGCGGCGTGGTACCTATCGTTGCAATCCAAAATGGTCGACCTGTTATTACGGATGAGTGGAAACAGATTGAACGACAAATCATGCAAATGGATAATTTGGCTCTCGTTGTCATTGATCCTCTTGCTAGTTTTATTCTAGCAGACATCAATGCAGATCCATCTCACGGTGCTTTTGTAACAGGATACTTTGCAAGCTTAGCGACAAGAACAAACGCTACGTTTCTGATGGTCCATCACATGACTAAGATAGACATCAAGTATCCTGTTCGCACCCCAGAACACGCTCGTAATTTAATTAGAGGTACATCAGCTCTTGTAGACGGCAGTCGTTTTGCCATGGCTTTATGGCCCGCTCCTGAGTCTGAGGCTAAGACAGTGTGTGTTAAAGTAGAAGAAACATTTAAAAGAAATAAAGTTATATACGGAGCCGTTGTTAAATCAAATGGTCCTGTTAACCGAGAGGTTAGAATATTTGTTCGTAACGACGAGTCGGGATTACTAGAAGGTACATCACAAGACATATCTGTAGTAGACGAAGAGGATAAAGTAGTAAGACTCCGCAGTGTTATTTACGTTATAAGAGAAGCTGCAAGGAATGGTAATCCGTTTACAGTTACAGGAGAAGATGGTTTTGTAGCTCGTGAAGGAGAACTTCCTCCAGAGTTAAAGAACGTATCCCAGAGTACATTTAGAAGATATGTATCAGAACTTATTGACGACAGAAAGATAGTTCGTGCAAGACTTAAAGAAAACACAGGTCAAGCTAAATACTTAGATGTACCTGATGGACCATTTGCTCATGGCTTTGGAGAGTTAAAAGTAGGTAAGGTTACCTAGCTAAAGGGTTGTCGTTATTGCCAACGCTATCTACTCGGCTTTCTGTTCTATCTAATCTTTTTTCAAGACTATCTACTTTAGTAGTTAATGTAGCAATAGACTCTTGTAAGGGTGCAATGTTTACAGACTTAACTTTCTTTTTTTCTATATTATCAAGTCGTAAATTAAACTGTCCCCACGTGTAGAAGCCCCCGCCGATGGCGGTTATAATACCCACTATGGTTATGTACTGTTGTAATTTTCCCATTATATTTTTCATATTATTCTCCTTAATTTACCAATGTCTAAAAACACCTGCTATTATAAAAAAACAAGTAAGCCATCCTAAGACTCTATCTGTTTTTAATATAAATCTTTTTATCATATACATTATTTCTTACCTACATATAAACCAAACCAAGCTGCACCCGCACCTACAATAACAGATACAAAAGCGGATTGAGAGTTAGTTGGATCTGGTAACGTCATAAACCAACTACAAGTTTTATAGAACATTACACCATACAATGTTATTAGTATGCGTGGAAAAACTCTCCACTTATCAAAACCTTCAGCATCGTTGTACCAAGATTTTCTTTCTACTTCTACTACCTTAACTTCTTCGGTCATCTAAAAAACTCCATATTTTGTGTGCCTATTATATTAGATTGTTGATCTAAGTTTGTATTAACTAGGCCGTAATAATTGTTTACATTATCATCTAAAACTACACTTGCATATATAGTTCTTGGCTCATACCAACTAGAACTATCAGGTATATTCATACTTTGATAAGCATCAAATCCAGCAGAGTAACCCATATAAGCTAGTAAATTAGCTTGTCCTTGTGCATTGTATTCACCAGACTCGCTCTGACTTCTTTCGTTTTCTTCCTGTTGAGACTGTATATTTTGACTTACAATATCTTCTGCAATTTGATCAGCTTCAGAAGAAGTCATTACAGACGATGTAACACTTTGTATTTGGTTCTCCATAGTAG